GTTTCTTCAGCTATTTTTCTATTAGAATAGGAAAAACTTTTTATTACATTTTCTTCATCAAAAGAAATAGTAAATCCAAATTCTGTTTTTCCAACTTGTTGTATTGAAATTAACCAATCTGTTTTTTCATCAAACCAATTAAATACAAAAGGTCTAAGTGCTGCAACACAAGATTCTTTAGTTGTATTTTCTAACTTGTCAATAATTTCATTTGTTATGTATTTTGAATACCAGCCAACATGAGCATCTTTAATATACAACATAAGGCTCATTCCATCATAGCCTAAATCTTTTAATTTTTTTGAAAACTCATAATTAAGATATCCAGTATCAATTTCCATTTTTTCTATTTCTTGTTTTTTATTCATTATTCTAAACTTTTATTAATTAAATTACCTTTATGATAATAATCTACAGTTTCAATGACTCTTACATGATTGTTTATATTATAATCTCCTGAAGGAACAAGTATACATAAGTTACCAAAACCTCCTTCATCGTTCCACCAATCTTCTATATCATTAAGAATTTTAGATTGTGCAAAATCTTCAATTAAGTCATATAATTCTTTATCTTCTAAAGCATTATCATTTTCCCAAGTATCAATATTATCAGCTACATCTGCTGTACTAGCACAAGGTTCATTTGTATATCCAATCCACTCTATAGCACCTGAGTCTCCTCCACCATCATATTGTACTTTAATACCTGTAATACCAAGGTCAGCCAACTTAAATAAGAGGCTTGTCATTTCTAATTCTGTCATAATTATTTGAATTTGTAAAACCTACCTAATATGTTTCCATTTAGGAATTCTTCTTTCTCAAGCACCTCATATTTAAACTGATGCTTTATTTCTTGATATGTTAATTCCATTTGAGAATAACATATCTTAATTATTTCTCTTCTAATAGTTATTCCTGCTTTGTGAGCAGCTTTAAGAGTTGCATTACTACTGTAATAACTCATAAAATTAGGTTTTAACTCTCGGGTGTATTTCTTGAGTCTCTTGTCTGTAGACATAGCAAGTGCTTTCTTACCCATAGGTTTTTTAATATTAGCAAAGAAATTCTTTTTACCAACATACTTAACAGCTTTACCATCTATAACAGCAGTCATTATGTAAATAAATCCTATACCTCCTATAGGTATATCCAATTCATCAAATTTCTTTTCGAAGTATACCCAACTCATGTCTCATTTGTATTAATTCAGTAGTATTTTCACTAAGTTCAATTTCTAACATAGCATTTTGATATGTTAAATCTTGAACTTGTTCTTCTAACAATTCATTTTGTTCTTCAAGTTGCTCAATTTCTTTTACATATTCTGTAATTATTTGATCTCTATCAGCAAGAACTTCTTTCACCTCATCTTTTAAATTATCAAAAGAACTTTTTGCATAATCAAGAAGTGTTTCAAGTTTATCTATTTCATTTTCCATAATTATATTATCTTACATATAATTTTTTAACTCTACTTGTTTTAAGTCTTTTAGTTCTTACAGTAGCAAGTTCTCTAGTTCTTATCATCTTTTTTTTCATCACATAATCTTGATGTAACATTTTCTTATTACCATTAACAAGATCTGCATTATGTATACTACCTGTTGAAGCACAAGATGATAATAAAATTACAGCAACAAAAATTCTCATAACACTTTTTTTAATAGTGGAAATAATTTATCTCTCACAGCTTCAATACCATGATCTTTTACTGAATCTGACAAATCTTTAGACATGTCAAGATTAATATAATTAAAATGATATTTTTCTTGATATCTTTGAGCAGATTTTATACCTGGTTCATCATTATCAAATAATACAATTATCTTTTGATACTTCATTAGGAGTGGTTTCATAAAGTTTTCAGGAATAACACTATTCTCACTGTCAGGAGCAATTGCTTCAATACCAGTAATACCTAATTTCTTAAAACACATCAAATCTTTTAATGAAGATGTAATTATCAAATACTTTGATTTATATTCAAGTTGATCAGCACCCTGTATGTAATCTTTTACTTTAATGAACTTGTTATCCTTGTTCTTTGGAGTATAAATCTTATAGACTGTACCATCTTCTCTGAAAAAACCATAAATAAAGTTACCTTTAATTGTAACAGAATCTAATAATCTACCTTCATCTTCTTTTATCATTGTGTAAAAAGATAATGGTTGGACATTGTGTTTTTCTAAAATTGATGAAGATAACTTAAAGTTTTTCCAATAAGCTTGATCTAATGTATTCCAATGTCTGATTTCAAAATCTGAAACTACATACTTACTATGAGGTTTATATTCTATTGGAGCATAAGAATTATTAGAAATATAGATATTATAATCATCCATTATTCTAAAAGAAGCTTGACCTCTACCATTAAGATTACATATATGCATTACAAGATTAAGACCATCACCTCCATAACCAGAAGAAAAGTCTTTAAACTTATAATAACCCTTGCTATCTGTATAAACACACATAGAAGGAACTTTGTCACTTGTATTAAATGCAGATTTAATTTTTAGACTTTGACCACATAATCTTTCATTAAGGTTAAGATAATGCTCAAATACCCATTCTCTAGGGACATCATTTAAATCAGATATTATTTCATTTGTGGAAATCATAATCTTTAGTTTTAAAATTAGGGGAACCAATGTGATTCCCCTTTAAATTTTATTTAGTCTAAAGAGAAATCACTTGAAGGTTTACGTGGACTTAATATTTCATCATCATCATCTCCAAAGTTTGAAATTTCTTTAGTTTCAAGCTTTTTCAAATGCTTAACTTCATTATAAGTAATAACTTTACCTCCATCTTTCTCACCAAATGCATACTTACCACCTTCTGCTTTTGGCATCCACATATCATAATTAGTATATCCTGTTTTACCAACATATTCTTTACCTGCTACACAAAAGTCAAGAAATTTATCCTTAATTGGTGCAGTTTTATTAAATGCTTCTACAAAAGTTTCAATAGTATCATGTTTGTTATGTTGAGATGTCATCCATTCATTAATACCTATTGTTTTACAAAGATTCTGTAAGAAAATCAAAATTGATCTATCTCTCTGAATCTTAATTCCAGTTTTTGTTTCTCCATCTGCAAATGCATACTGAGATGCTTTTACTCTACCAATTTGACCTTTAAAGTGACCAGCATCTGGATTTTCTTTATCTAAAGCAAATCCTTCAAATCCTTCAATTGGTTCTGTTTCTACATGTAAAATCAGATGAAATGCACCAGGTATAAACTTGAATTCTTCTAATTCAATGTTATTGATTTTCATCACTTTGTTACCTGGACTAATTGTTTTTGGCATTCCGGTTCCACCGGTACCTAAATCTTCTGTACTTAAAGCCATTTTACTTTTCTTTTTTAATTATTAACAAAAACTTTTTCCCATGATGTAGTTAATACACCATCAATCATTTCAGAAACTACTACTTCTTCATTTCTTAAGTGCTCAGGACGAGCACCACATGTAACTTCATCATTAGTCTTAAAAGACAAAATGGTTTTGTTACCTTTTCTATACATATAACCAATTGCATCTGCTTGTGCACATATTAAAGATTTAATTTTACCTGTCAAATCAATGTTTGCAGACATAACCATTTCTCCTTTATCATCCACTACTTTATCTTTAATATGACCTGATAAAATAATTGTAGGTGCTAAAGTATCAATAAAATCTAAAACCTGAAAGAATGCTTGACGAATATATAAATATCCAGCACCATTTGCTAGTGTAGTTAAATTATCTCCATCATAGTTTTTACCCATTGCTGTTGACTTGTAGAGTTTGATAGCCAACGGCATAATCATTTCTTCTAAAGCAGTAACAGTATCAATAGTAATAAACTTATAAGGACAATCTGCAGCTTTGATTGCTTTACCAGTATCAAGTAATTCTTGCAAATTACTTATCTTAACTTTCATAGCATCAATAAAATCAGTTCCATTTTCTAAATCCAATATTAGATTATCAGCAAGACCTGCATATGCAGTAGTTTTACCTGTCTTTGGTTTAGAATAGATAACTATTCTCTTAGGATTCTGCCGTGTAGCAGAAATCTTACTTGTTGGAAGTACTATACTCATATTTCATTTTTTGTTTGTTTAATCATATCATTTAACCATTCTTTATCACTAACAGGTTTAACTAACATAATAGCAGCAAAATCTCTTAATGAAATATTTGCTAATGTATTTATGTCATCATCTTTGTCAATGTCAAAATCAGCTCCTTTTTTAGGAATGTATTCTTCTTCAAAGTCTGGAAATATACTTAATGATTTTTGTAACTGAGGTAACTCAAGTTTAGCATCTTCTTTTCTCTTTTCATAAAGAGAATGACTAATCTCTTGACCACTATGAAGTACAACAACCATTTCATTAACAGGAACAAGATATTTTCTATCAGGTTTTCCTTCATTATCTATACCTTCAATCACATCATATTCTTCTTTAAAAAATGGATTGTGTTTAAGTTTATATAATTGTCTATCTTCATTCATAGGAATAATATTAATATTCCCACCTTTGTCATCATAGACATTATCATAAAACTCAATATAGATATCTTCACCTTTCTTCAATTCCCACTCAAAAAACTGACACTGTCTTCCAAACTTTCCTTTTTTGAAAAATGCAGTTTTGATTGTAAAAAATGGATCAGCAATACCAATTGCTTTAAAAGCATCCATATGTGACATATAGAACTCTTTTTCTTTTTCTTTTCTTAAATTGTGACTATTCATATTTATTAATTTACAGAGATTTTGTGTGTAGTTTCTCTTGCAGGAGTAGGTATCTCTACTATTCTCATAGTAGTTCTATCTAATTTAAAGAAACTTATTCTTGTCATACCATTTCTAGATTTTAAAAAGTGAAATACTAATGTATCTGGATCTTCAATCAAGAACTTTTCAGGACCATACTTTTTAATTTTTCTAATAGATGGTTTATTCATACCCATCACTACATCTGCATGTTGCAGTAAAGCATCAGAACCATATATATCAGAATCTAATACATAATTACCATAAGTACCTTCAAGTTGTCTTTTAGGATCATCTATGTTTCTATTTAACTGACTTAGGACAACAAATGCTACAGGATAGTTCTTTTTCATTATGGTGAGTGCTTCACCTAGTGCTCCTAACATATCAAATTTATCTTTTTGTCCAAAATCATTTTTAAATAAAGCTGAGTGATCTATAGTAACAAGTAAATTTGTATACTTTCCATCAGGTTTTCTATGTCTTTCCAATTCATGATGAATTGTAGCACACATTTCATTGACAGTACACGTATCATAGACTACACTTATAAGATCTGTGTTAAGTGTATCTTTATAATACTCTACACATTTCTGAAATAAATTTTTATCTACTAAGTTACCATCCTTACTCATTAATGTATTGTAATCAGCACCTGTAATCAGACCAAATTTTCTTATTGCACTGGTTTCATCAACCATTTCCATCTGGAATTTAAGCACCCTAAATTCTTGATCAGGATTCTTAATTATTATATCAGAAATCAACTGTTCCATGAATAAAGTTTTACCTGTACCAGGTCTTGCACCAACAACTGTTATTGTTCTCCATTCAAGACCATCACAAAATGCATCATTAAATTTAGGCCATGCACTTATAAGTGCTGGAAGTTTACCTTCTCTTCTAGCTTTCATTTTAATAAGACCTTTTTCTAAACTTTGTCTTTCACTAACAGGTAACAGATGTCTGGCACCATTAAATAATTTTGTCATTGGCATTAAAATTTATATTATACAATTAACTCATTAAATACAACTACATCATCATCAGGATTATTATTTAAAAATTCACAATATGTTGCAAGATCAGAATCCCAACTTTTGTCTACACATTGTTTTCTCAAAAAATATTGAGAATTTCTCATGTATTCATAATTTTTAGATTCATATTCATGTATAAACTTTTGTGTAGCTTCAAAAATTGTTTCCCAAGAGTAATCATAGGTATCAAAAAACCATCTAAATGCAGTTTCAAGATTTTTTGCTGGGACTCTTGCATATTTTCCAGAAGATAGTTTCTTATTAGGAAATATATTTACATATGCCTCTATGTTTTGCATAAAATTATGCCCCATTAAATCTTTTGAAGTTTTCTTTTTTGATTTTTTAAAGTACCCGTCAATTTCAGTAGTAAAGATAATACTTTTATCTGTTAGCTGCAAATCATTTGTCAACCACTCATCATTTTGTAATCTTTTACACTCAAGTTCTTTATTTACAAACTTATGTGGTACAATTTTTTCCTTAATGCAAGATAAAACATAAAATGCATTAGGAGTTAACTCATTTTGAATGAGTTTTGTAAATATTTCTATCATGTCACCAAGTTATTGTTTCATTAGTACTATCTTTTACAATCTTTGCTACTTTATTAAATACATCCATACTATCCCATTTACTACCATTGTATGCAGCAGATGCTGGATGCTTGACAAAAAACTTATGACTATTATCATTAGTAAGTGAAGACCATTCTTCAGCTTTTTTACCCATATAAACATATACTAGTCCAGGACTATAATTATTTAATGTATCTAACAAATATGCAGTAAAGGGTTTCCATATGTCATAATGACCTCCAATCTTACCTACTTCAGTAGTAAGAGCAGTATTTAACAATAGTATACCCTGATTTGACCATCTGGTTAAATCATTGTTTTCACTTATCACGTGATTATTATATACAGTTTTATCAACTTCTTGTAAGATGTATCTAAGACTTGCTTGTAATTTGTCTGTGTTACTGCAACTAAATGCAATACCATCTGCTACACCTAATTGAGGATAAGGATCTTGACCAATAATGATCACTTTAAGCTTATCATAAGGGCACTCTTCAAATGCTCTAAACACTTGTTTTAATGGTGGAGTAAATCTTTTATCTAATTTAGTTTGGTTATAAAGTTGATTTAAAATTAAATCAAATTCTGAACTAAATATAAAAGATTTAAAAAATCTATCCCAACCATTTGGTTCAAGTTTTTCAAACATTTTTTGTTTAATTTCTTCTAAATCCATTTTTTTGTTATTTTTGATAAAAATTAAGACTATGATCAAGTTAAAAGAAATGAAGGATGATGCAATTATTACCATCCAAGTAAATAAAACATACTATTTAATGGCTAAAGCAGCATCCTTTGTTGTTCTCCATGGTATGGATATTAATGCAAAAGGAGACGAGTACTTTAAAGACATTATAAGTAAAGACTATAAAGATCTAGATGATAAACAAAAAACGTTTTATACTCTAGTACTTCTTCTTTCTGAAATAGAAAAGAAAGCTACAGAAGAAAAATTGTATGTTGAAAGAGAAGTATTAGAACCTGGAGATGAAGGCTTTGAAGGTCCTATCCCAGATTAATATTAAATTGTTCTCTTCCTATCTGTATACAAGATTCAATAGCTAACATCAATTCATCTTTACTACAGTCAGCAAATGATTTATCAGCTAAACCAGTTGCATCTTTTATGACACATTTCATTTCATCAAAAGTGTATCCTGATTCTTTTGCCATTTCTCTAATACAAGCATGTACTTTTGCAAGTTGTGCTTTACTATGATCTGCATTAGCAAGATCAATATACATTTCTACTTTTTGTCCTTCAGGAATCTTAGCTATAAAAAGTTCATATGCTAATTTATCTTTTGGTTCTGCATATGTTAACTTACCATCTGTTTTAATAAATTTTCCACTAAACATTTTCGCATCCTGTTAATGTTTTTACTAATTCTAAAAATTCTGCTAAATGATCTGTACTATTAATTTTAAGAGAAGGTATGTCATATGATTTAATATACCATTCATCTTCTTTTACTTCATCACTTTCACATGATACTAAACAAACACCTTCACATAGATCAAGTACATAATAATAATAATCATAACCATTTCCTGTTTCTATATCATTAGCTTCTTGTTTTTCAAATCTAGCATTTATTAAATCAATTTCTTTCATTATTCAATATTTTTATAAATAAAATTGATGATTATTACATATATGTATTCAATCATCCCAATCAGTATATGTTTCATCTCTTAAAATAAAAATTATTATACCTATTACAATACACACAACTATACCTATTGTTAATTTAGTCATTTTTTCTTTTCTTTAGGTAAATATTTTTTTTCAAACTTTTGCCATCCTTTAGAATCAAATTGTGTGACAAGTAAATCAAGTTTAATTTCTTCTTCATGATCATCACACATTCCTATACCTTTTACATCCAAATCAGGACTAAATTTTTTAGTAGTAGGAATACCACATTTTACGCATTTTAAATCTTCCATTTTACCAACTTGTTTTTCTTACAGCTATAAGTGAAGCCTACTATTATTGTTATTATCAGTTTTTTTATTTTCAATATAATATTGCATTCCATCTAGCATTATTTCATTTTGTTGCTTTTCCATATCTAATGCATGTTCAAAAGCAATTTGCCACTCATCATAATTAAAAGGTTCATTTTTTTGACCTTCTAACATTCTCATTAACCATTCTACTGCTGTCTGTTTCATACTATTTCAAAAAAATCAGGATTTATAATATCATTTTTATAATTAAAGTTTTTATAACTTATACTATCTGTTAACCATACACCTATTTCTTTTATTCTAATATTTCTAAATGTAAGTATAGAATAAGCAGTAATGTTAGCATTGTCTTGGTCTTCACTCAATAACATATGCACCATATTTTGCTTCTCTACTTCAGTAATATAACCTGTCTTAACTAAAAGATTTAATTCTGACATAAAAATAAATGGTTTAAAGTCTCCTTTTTTGTGACCAGCAGCATACATATACCATAAGTATCCCATGTTGCTATCTTCTACTTTACAGGCATTCCAGTGTTCTTTACATATATCATGTATTAATGTCTTGATCTTTTGATCTGTAAAATTGTATCTAATCATTTGTTCTTTCTTTGTTCTAAGTAATCAATAGTAAAACCTATGGCAACAACTAAGTTCATACCTAAAGACATTAACAACTCATGTATATCTTCATATACAGAAGTCATTAAGTGTACATGACCTACCATCCAAAATGGTATGGATAAGTTTTGACTAATCCATACCAGTAAGTATTTAATAAAATGTACCATATATTAGGTATTTAATAATACCCAATAAACCTATTAGTGCTAATAAATAAGTCATTATCCAATAGATGTTTACTAATTTATTTCTAGTTGTCCTCTTCATTCGACAAACTATTCTTTTTTTTCTGTGCTCTTTCATACATTTCCCATTCAAAAATTTCTAAATCTTTCATTTTTTTTAAATCAGATGTTTTTAGTTGATGTGGTATAACACCATCATTTGCATATACAATTTCCATATATAAATCTTTCATTCTTCCCATAACTTTAAAGTTGACTTAAGTAATTTTTTAACTGCATCATCAGGTTTATCAATATTTTTTACTTGCATATAATTATTAAGCATACTAAAATAATGATGTGATAATGATACAGATATTGTTGTTGATAATAAATATGTTTTTGTTTTGACATTTGTATCATCAAATTGACACGGATACTTAATAACTAAACTTTTAATATTTTTAAGATAACCTTTATCTTTTGTCATATATAACTCATACCCAGATCTTTTTGCATGATTAATTGTACTTCTACTAGTTAAATTAGTGTGTAAAACAATTTCTGTTTCCACCATTGAAAATTTATAATACAGTAGAGCAATTAAATAATTTCTTCTGTCAACTATATGTCTTTCTTTAGTTTTATGTTTAGTACAAAAATCTCTTAACTCTTGTATAACATCATCTTTAGTGTACTCCATAGTTTAAATAAAAAATGGAAAGAGGAATCCTTTTATCTCACCTACTATAGGACCTACAACTATAGTACTTAAAAACCCATGATGTTGAGCCCATAGATACCAAAAATGCATGCTAAATAACTGAGTACAGGCTATATATATAAATAAGCTTGTAGCAAATACATTTTCTTTTTTCATACTATTTCTTTTTAAATTGTTTACCAAATCTATATCCTACATAAAACCATAAGACAAAACCTATATAAATTATTAATAATGTTAGTGTAGTCATAATTATTTAATTTAAACTAATGTAAAATTTTCTTTAAGAATCTCTTCTGCTTTTTCAGTCTTGCTTGTACTTACTACAGCAAATCTATTAGCATTATAATATTCATAAGGAAAACATCCATCAAGATTTATTTCTTCTAACTCATATCCATATGTGTTAGCTTGAATACCCATATTCATTACTCTCACCACTGTGTAGAATTGATCTTCTACTGGCCATTGACTTAAAGGAATCTTATTGGGTTTATTTTTTGAATTAATGCATTTGACTTTCACCTATCTCTACATTTAATTCTAGATCAGATAATTGATTATATATATCAAAGATGTCATCAAATGCACCAGACATAATATCATATGAACCTTTATTATCTACTATTACAGCACATTGTTCAGCTTGTACTGGTTCATGTTTGCAATATCTTATAAGACATGCAATAACATATAAATAATCATTATGATCATCATTATACAATACTAATTTATGTGTTTTTGTATCTTCCATATTACTCTAATATACGAAAAATTTAGGGTTAATTCAAATTAACCCCAAAATCTTTCCATAACACCTTTGTTTGATCAAAACCTTCTAATGCATCAGTAACCCATTTCTCATCAATTGTACCTACAAAACATAGTATGTGTACAATAGATTTATCATCTGGATTTAATCTAAGCAATCTTCCAATTCTTTGACTTGCTTTTCTTTCATTACCATAAGCATGCATAATAATACCTTGTTTTAAATTAGGAATATTTACACCCTCACTTAATTGTAATACAGTAGATAACTTTGTAATATTACCAACCTTAAATTCTTCTAAATTTGTATTAGAATCAGGGTTATTACTATGATAACTATGATCACAAAGTTTATCTGCTTGAGCTTGAGTATTAGCAAAGACAATACACTTAGTATTAATACTATTCATTAATTTCTTAGTATATTTTTCTTTGCTTGGATATTCCATCATTGCTTTCATCCTCATAACTCTGAGCATGTGCATGTTTCCTGATCCTACATCAATTCTTCTAGACCAATAGATATAATTAGACTCTTCATCAGTTATAAACTGTTTATTAGTCATTTTAACCAAATAGTTCTTCTCTGTAGATAAATAAATCTTATGTACTATAATCTGATAATCATTTAGTATTCCATTCTCTACAGCATCATCTGCCTTGAATGTAAATACTACAGGACAGAATTCATGTACTAACTTACCTTTTTCTGAATAACCTTTCTTAGGTGGAGTACCAGTCAAACCAAGAATCTTACCTTTATATAACTGTAAGAATCCTCGGTGACTATCCAACAAACTATGAACTTCATCTAAATAGACTGCATCATAATCATTAGGGTTATGTTTATTCAAACTTAAATAAGTAGTAAATACCATTCTCACTAATAAATTTTCTTTACCAAATTTCTCAGCATCATCTTTCCATGATGTAAAGATTGCTTTCTTTGGTGCAACAATAAGAACTTTCATAAGTTCTGTAGTATTCTGTTCTATATGATTAAGACCAACTAATGTCTTTCCTACTCCAGTACCTAATACTACACTACACTTTTGTTTTCCTCTTGTTGATTCTAATGCTTCTAACTGAACTTCATCTTTTGTCATAATAATTTATTTTAACCATCCCATTGTTCTAGCTTTTGCTGGATTTTCATGTACCCAATTGTGACAATTTCTACATGTTACAGCCCAAGTTGACTGAATCAAATAAAATGCATCTCTGTTTGAACCTGCATATGTATGATGTATGTCTGTACCCATATTGGTACAACCAGCAACTTTAATTTCACATAATGGAAACTTTTCCATATGTTTTGCTCTCAATTTAAGATACTCTTGATCTTTCTTTTTTCTTTTAGAAGAAACCTGAGGGATTTTATAATCAGTTGGTTTCTGTGCACTGTCAGTATTAATGGTTTTTTGGCAACTCCAGCAATATTTACAGTATTTGAATCCCTCATGATTCTTCCATATAACAGTCATTTTATTACAACCATCACATTCTTTAAGCTTTGCCTGCATTCTTTAACATTGGTAAATTAATTGGTGCTTCATGTAAACTTAAAAAGTTTTTAGGAAGAACACCTTCAGCAATAAAGATACGAATTATATCATCTTTGCCAATATTTAAATCTTTAAAAGTTAATGTGTTTTTAACTTTTTCATCAAGCTCTGTGTGTTCTAACAAACTCTTTGTTAAATTAGAATCTGGAAACAATTTTTGAAAAATACTATTTGTATATGCAATAGTTACCTTTTGCTTAAGAGTATTTAACACTGTTTGTGCTCTCTTATATACATTTACTATTCTTTGTTTCTTTTTACTACACATAGTAACTAGTTCTTTCTCATTTAAAGACTCTAAACCATAGAGTGCTCTTTTGTACAAATAATTCTGATATACAGAATACTTGTCTTGTTCATATTGCATGTAAGTTTTACCTGCATACAATTGATGATTTTTTACATCTTGTTTTAACTTTTCCATTTTAATCATACAATTTTACATTCATAAATAAAAAAGAGGGGTATCACTACCCCTCTTGTTAGTAATCTATCAAGATTTATTCAATACCAAAATCTTGTCCTGCTGCATTTTTAATTGCAGTTGAGTTTGCTTTACCTGCATTAGCAAATGCTGCACGTAATTGTTCAACATTATCATGTTTGATCAATGTATCTGCTCCAGTTGCATCAAAACTAAATTTAGTTCTGCGGTAGATAGGTAATCCACCAAGGGTACATACTATACCTGTTTCACCTGCAACTTTTAAGTCACGTTCTGGTGTTTTTTCATTGAATGGTTCAAGTGATTCCTCAACTATAATTTTACCTTCAAGTTGTTGACTTGCAAAGAAACCTGAATCTTTTAATTCAGAAACAGATCCAGGGATTAATGCTGATACTGGTTTTCTACGTAAGAAACCATTATCATCAATCATTGTTCTTACTTGTTGTACACGGATATATCCATATTCAGCATTATTAGAAGAAACATTTACAACAGCTCCTGTTGTTTCATCGGACAATACAATTACTTTAGAGTTCATAATCTCAGTTTTAAAAATAAATAAATAAATAAATAAATTGATGTTTTGAGTAGATACTATATCCTTAATTACTCAGTTTAAGGTAAGTTAATAGTTTACGTATAAACTATATTTCCAAATTATCGGATAAATCAATGATATCATCAAATGGTTCATCATCTGATATTCTATCATTTAAAATTTCATCATCTTGTGGAAGAAGATCAAAATCATAATACTTTTCTTTACTATTTTTATCTACAGCAGATCCTGTAAAAGGATTTAGTATGTGTTCACCATAGTCAAGTGCCATCAAATATTGTACATCTTCATCAGTAAGATCAAGATACTCTTCTATTGAAAGATGAACGACTTTCCCATTAGGAAGTTGATATAACATATGCATATTAAATATGCAGATAAATATATAGCATTTAAACCTAAAATGGTTATTTCAACAAATAATAAATAATAATATATAGCTAACAATGAAAAGGGAGAGACTGCTCTCTCCCAATATCATTTGATTTGGAAAAGTACATCATAGATATACTATCTTAAAAATCTTCTATAACTGTCAAATCTCTTGTGTGAACATAAGTAAGATCTTTTTTAGTAGTTAAATTATCATCAAGAATATTAAGATACTCAATTTGATATTGAGAGTATTCATGATAACCTCTAAATTCTTTTACAGTAACAACCACTTTATTATCTTCATCTGCAAATTGCTCTGTTAAAGCTTGTTTATTACTTCCATAACCTAATTGATTTACTTTAATTTTACATAATGTACCATTAGGTATAACTTCAGGTAATAAATTACCAAGTAAAAGTTTAAAGAAATATTCAGTTGCTGGGTGACTCCCACAAATCAGAGGAGTAAACAACTTAACAAATTCATCTTTATTTTGGTGTTTAATAATTAAATCTAATGCTTTTGCTACATCAGAATCTTCATATGTTACAGATACATTCATACTTAATCATTTAATCTTCTGTGATTTCTTATTTTAGCCAACAAATCTTCATTGAATGAAGTAAAGAAACTCTTATCAAAAAGCATTGGTAGTAATCTTTGTGTATAATTATTAGGTATTATTGTTCTTTTAATACCTTTCTTAATAACATTACCTTGCATATCTCTGATGTCTACATTATAATTAAATCCTAATGTAGACTTTATAATATCTCTATTCATGACTCAATAAATT